CTGTGGGATTGTCAGGTGTGTTTTACTTCCATCTGCCCCGCTTGCGCTATTTGTTGCTGGAAGTCTCGCTTACGTTGTTGCAGCGATGTTGGGCGAGAGAACTACGCATGGGTTTGATGAGATGAGTTAGTCGGTTCTGCCGTGTTTTTGTTGGATCTGATCCAGAGTTCAACGCCGCTGCCACGGTCGTTTCCGGGATCCATTTTGTATGGTTCATGATAATGATGATGACGTGCGACTCCAGGTTACTGTGATCAGATCAGATGTGTAGATGGAATTCGCCCATCTCCGATTTTTGATACATCTGACTTGATTGTTGTGTGTGGAAATCGATGTGGTACCTCGTGTCGAGGATCTTGATTCCAGGGGGAACCAGGGTTGGGACTTCGTTGAGTAGTTGGTGGATGTTGGGGTATGCACGAGAGATGGACTCGTTGATTCTGCTGACGTGGTAGGGTTGGGCATCGTTCTCAGCGCTTCTTATCGCGAGGCTGCGGTGGTAATTGCGGATGTCTAGTTGATACCCAGAGTCGAAGAGGGCTTCGACGCGCAACCAAAATTCGTTCACCTCCTTGACTGGTTTGAACAATGTCGCTAAGCAATGCGCGACCTCAGAGCAATACTGGTGGTATCCCAATCTCTTGTCTGGGCCTGGCAGTGAATCAATCTTATTGGTCCTCCCGAATCGTGACAAGATCCTCTCCATATTGGGCATCATGTATCCGCTTCCGTCGTCGAGTATGACAAGTCTGTTCTGACAGAATTCAACTTCCTCGAGGACATCGGTGATGCGATCAATTTTTGTCTCCATGTTGTACCGCCGAAATGTGGACACGTCCGGTAGGGGGGTGCCAGCTTCGACAATGACGATGGAGTCGTCTCCATTCACGATGGTGAAGTGTGGGGTATCCTCAAACACGTCTTCTAGGATGCAGTAGTTGGTCACGCTGTTGTTGTAACCAGTCGTCACGTCTCCAGACATTCTGGTGCCGATGGTTTTGTAGCTAACACCGTTCCGGGTCTTGCAGCGATTGCGCAAGAAGTTGTTCTGGAGTGTCCGGAGCTCCCGACGGTGTTTGGGATGGAAACGGCTAGTGTTGAACTCGTTTTCCCCTCGGATGTGGTCAGTCGTGATATGTGCATCAAACTCAGTGTGATCTAACAAGACAAATACTGGGTGTTTGAACATTCGTAGAGTTCTCAAAAGTGCCTCTCCTTGTTCATGGAGTGTCATGCATTTGTAGATGTGGGGTGGCTCGCCAATTGTGTTCTGGTGGCGGTAGAACTTGTGTTCAAGGGGTTTGATGAATCGACCCAATGATATGTTGAAGCATGGGTGCCGACTTTGGATCATCCTAGGTCCCTTGAACTTGGTGGTTGCCATTAGTTCCATCTTAACAAACGACGTAACTCCGCAATGCTGCCTGGTGAGGCCTCCTTGATGGAGTTCCACAAGTGCAGATCGATAGAGGGTCTGTTTGTCGGGAGGCATGTGCTCAACGTACTCTTCATGTGTCTGAGGGTCGAGGTAGATGCGCCGATAGGGTCGTAAGTGGCGATAGATTGCCTTGTTGAGTTTGCTGTCGTACTCAGGTAGTCGCTTAGGCTGGTGGCGAGCTGTGAGAGCTGCAACTTGTGTTCCGCCAGCCTGTGGATACATGGTCCAGTATTCACGTTGGTCAAACCTTCCGCTAGTGAGTAGAAGATCTTTCGATTCCTGAAAGCGATCAAGATGAATGCGGATCCCAAGATGTACGGGAATGTTGCCCACAGGACTCGGGGTCCAAGAATCACGTGTGATCCTCCAGACGTCGGGCTTTTCCCGTTTAAATACAAGGGTGTGCAGGTGTAGTACCTCAGTCCACGGAATCCGATCATGTCTCCGAGGTCAGAGAGAAAGGGGATGTCATTTGCTTTCCAGAGTCGGCCCATTGCGGCTTCATTATTCAGCCAAGCAGTAGTGGGTCCAAACATTAATCTCCTCAAGATGCCCTTGTGTGGGTCGATGGTGGCATGGTATGCCCGTTCGTTGGGTCCTTGTGCGGAGACGATTCGGATGAGGAGTTCTGCTTCTTGTGATCGCTCTTCATCGGTCATGGAATACCTTTCCAGTTCCTCTCGAATCAATCGGTTGGCTTTCCGGGAGAAGGTGTCAGCGTCTCTGACTTGGAACTCGAGTGCGCGTCTCGCAAGGTTGATCACCCGTTGTCGGCTGTATTGGTCATCGAGTTGGCGGGCCTCAGCTTTCAGCTTCAGAACGGCATTGTGACTAGCTAGGGGGAACTCAGTGGCATGTTTTTCCACCAGTTGTTGCGTGTTTACTTGTTCCCGGGTGCGGCTCAGTGCGAGTACTTCGTTTTGGAGTGCGGAACCCTGGAGCTCTTCTTCTTTGCTGCGTGGCAGATACGAGTTCTCAATTTCGAGGCGTCTGTTGGCTTCAGCGATGCCGTGGGTCTCCATCTCTACTTTCTGGGTGGTTGCCTTGCTGGAGGAGATCTCCTGTAGACTTGCGGCTTGTTCGTAAGGGGTGATGTTGCAACAGTCGTGGAACAGGTGGTTGAGACACAGCATCTGTTTACATGAGCACATGGCGACGTCGGTTGTCGATCCGCACTTGTGGCAATGGCTGTTCTTGACATGGCCAACGTAGTGTGCACGACACCAGTATGTGTTGCAACACGTGATGTAACGTGGCTCGCTGCATTTGTTGTGGTGTTGACAATGGGCTTGTTGTGGGCCGTAGAAGGGGAAAGAGTCAAACTCGCGTGGTCGTGCACCGCCAATAAGGCCGTGCCTGGGGATGGGGATGTCGTTTCCCACAGAAAACAGGTCAGAATGGGTTGCGAAGGCGCTGTAACGGTTCGACAACTCGAGTTCTGTTCCCGTCAGTGCGACTGATGGTCTCTGTTGTGGCATAGCGCGCTCCTGGTTGGTAGGTGGAGTCTTGGTCTTCTCGGAAGACGAGGGGGACTTGGCCCGCCGGGACTCGCGTTTCAACGGTGTAGAGTCGGCGGTAGTGCGTGCCGGGGAGTGTTTGTCGGTATTCCCATTGGCGTGACATCTGTTGGCGCCAGTCGCAGTATCTGTCTTTGCGATACGATCCCCATTCCTGGCCACAATGATGTTCCACGAAGTTGGTGAGGTTGTCGTAGACCTCGGGTTGGTCGGGAGTAATCGCATATCCGGGGGCGTAAGACATTTGGTGGGCGGGTTGGATGACTCCTTGTGGAACGGGAGGCGCACGGTGGTTTTGTCGGGTCCGCTCGCTGCTACTGCGTGAGTAGGTTCGGCGTCCTGTCGTGAAGTGGTGGAGGACAAACTCGTCTGGTGTGAGGGTCCTTTGTATCTCAGGTTCTGACTCACTAAGAGAACGATCTTCGTCTCTTCCCGAAGCTGCCATTGATTGTGTAGGGAGTCGATTAGGGGTTGGAGGTCAGATTGGAGGGCTGTTCCGTCTAGATATCGACGGTAGTGGGGATTGTCAACGAGCAATTTCTCCCAAGCTGACAGGGTGGTGATAGTCTGGGTGGCTATTGGGCTTAGTTCGTCGACGGCTAATCGCATGTTCCTGGCAGGGAACGGAGAGTGTATGCTGGATTAGCGAAGTTG